TGACCCACATTTGCTCACTTTCACAGAGAATGATGTGTCCAGGTTGGAATATGGAAGCATCATCTACGGTGATTGTGACCTGTGAGTTATTTATGTTGGAGCCATCGTTGATTGCATCAGCTAATGCGCTGTGCGTGTCCTCAAGCCATTCCATCTTGGTAGATTTACCATTGACGAAACGGAATTTAGAACTGGCACCGTCCAAACCACCCAAGGCTTCTACACCTGGAGCGTCTGTAGGGTCAATCAGGTCGATAACATCCGTGATTACACGTTTCTGCGGAGTAGTATCCGAGTAACTAGTAATCGGGCTATCTAAGGGAGCCATAATTTGTTTCTCCTATATATCTAGACCAAGTTTGCGGTATTTTTGTCGCAACTCGGTGTGTCCTAGTACGTTGCCCCTACGTACATCCTTCTTAGCACGCTCATACTGGTCACGTAAGTCACCTACTTTACCGGCAGGTGCCCCACTCAAGCTGTCAAGCTCGCCACTAGCAACCTTCTTATCTAGTGCGGCTTTCTTCTTAGTCGTTTCTGCCTCTTTTACGCGATCACGGTCAGCTTTAGCATCATCTGCCATCGCTTTCTTCGCTGAGGCAACCAGCTGTTGAGCATTTTGTGCTTGGCCCAATCGAGGGTCATTTGCTTTCAAACCATAAGCGGAAGCAATCTCGGCGGTATAGCTGTTCCATGCCTGCCACGCTTGTGCTTGTTGTTGCATAGCGTCATAGGCTTGGGCTTTGTCGCTCAGAGCTTGGTGTTGTTCCCAGGCTCCTGCGTCTTCATCGCCAACTTGCTCTAGCCGTTGTCTGGCTTGTGAGCGTAGGGCATGTTCCCTCGCTTGGTACTGCTGGTGAACCCTTGCCAGTTCCCTGTCCTTCGATTGGTTCCATTGAGACAGTAATTGATTTCGTTGTTCTTCTAATACTGCTTCTGTATTAGTAGGTGCCTCAACGGGTGCATCAACGGGTTCAGGGTTATCTGGGGCCGCTGGTACAGATTCTGCCGTAGTTTCAGCTTCAGCCGTTTGCGCCTGTACGGGGGCGATTTCAGCATCTTCCGCTTGTACGGTGTTCGTAGTTTCAGCCACGGTACACTCTCCTTATATTAAGTTGTTTTACTGCACCGTCCATTATAACATAGACGGGTCATACACAATTATAAACCAGACCGCACACTACGGGGTTTATATACCCGTAAAGTAGTAGCTAAACTAGGTCTGGATCGACTTACTCGCCGCTCTCTTTGTGGTGATAATCTACCAGTTTGTTTAGCCCATAAGAAATATGCTTGTTCTATAGCAGCTAATTGGGCGGCTGGTATTACTGCTAACCAGCGTGCAAAGTTGATATTACGCTGTAAATGAGCTGGTTTAGCATAAGCTGATAGATCAAAATAGTCCATCAAAGCACTAAGAATTGATGGGTTCTCGGCTTTCAGTTTAGCCTGCAATGTTGTCCACGCTGTGAGATCGGGAGCTTCTTCTTCTGCTTGCTCTGCCCGTCTTTGTTGTTGTTGATAAGACTCATACCTTTGTTGTTGAACTGGCTTTTCTTTTAGTATATGGAAGTCATACAATACACTACCCTTGCGTGGTGATCTAGCTTTACTTACCTGATAAGCGGAACTTACTGCGCTAGATGTTTGAGATGGTTTGCCGGACATAACTAGTTTCATTAGCTCATCCATGTCAGTAGGACGTTTACCGGCGTTTACTTCAGCTAAGAACTTAATAAATTTCTTTGAACCTGGACCGGCTTTAGCGGCATTAAATCTCGCAAATATCTGATCCACTAGATTGTCGTATGCTTGCAACAACGGTTCCGATTGCCATAAGTTGTGTGCCTGAGCAACTTGCCCTGAATCCATAAGACCATTATGTTGCTGCCACAATAAGTCTACATCCGTACCCCATCCTTCTGCTTCCGCTATATTTCTAATATATTCATAAATATCAGGATTACTGATCACTCTATCTTCTTCGTCTGTCAACAGCGGACCAATGTCTGCTTCTTTCTTTAGAACAACCTTGCCCTTCTTGTCAAACGATGCTCGGAAACCCATAGCTTTCATAAGTACATCTAGCGTTGGTCTAGGTTCACCTAGAGCGTACCAATTTACTCTTTCAATATCGTGTAACTCTGGAACGGAACTAGCTAATGACCTCATTTCGGCTGCGTCCATAGCTTGGATAGTGCCGATCACGCGCCAAGCAATTGTGTTCTTATTGACACCATCTATGGTTTCCAGCATCATAGCTTGTCGTAAGCCTTTTGCGCCTTGTTGTCTTACGTAAGCAATCAAGCCATCTGACCCTTTAGCACTAACTGGCCATGTAGCTAATAACGGGTCGTTCTTGGCTATGTTCCAGCCAGTAGCATTCGTTATCTTAGCCGAGTCAAGTATTGGTGTTAATGCTCTGGATAACCATTGCGCTTGATTATTGTCAAAGTAAACCTGATTGATCTCCTCAGTTGCTTGGCGTAGGGCTTTCCATTGGAACGGGTCGGTTATGTCTGTAATCTGGTTTACGTCAAAACCAGTTCTCAGCAAAGGTTGTTCTGATTCCATGTCCTTGACAGCTTTCTGAACCTTTGCGCTTTCCACACCAAAGTCCGGTGCATCAGGACGTACTGTTGGTAATAAGGGTTGGGGAATATGTTCACCTAATAAAGCTATAGAATCATCCATAGATTTATTTAATGCTTTATATGATTTGTCGTACTCCAGCATACCAGGGATACTGGCTAACCAATCGTTTTTTTCTTCGCTAGTCCAGTCTTCTTCGTGAGATGCTACTTTATATACCTGATATACCGCAGATAACGTTCTAGGTTTACCGTCTGACAACGGTTCCATAGGATACTTCTCATCAAACGGTGCATCATGCAAAGCTGTTAGATATAGCTTGGATCTAGTTTGGGAATTATAATAAGGACCGACTGTATCTTTATATTGATTACTAAATATCAAACGTGCTTCTTCTTTTTGGAACTCAGCAAATTCAGGATGGTCTACAAGCCACTGTTTTCTGTCGCCAAGCTCTACATCATAAAACGCGTCTTGTAATTCCGCAACTCCTGGAAACATTAGGTCTAACGTTTCGTATATTTCTTTGCGGTGCATACCTGCCTGTTTCCACTGTAATCCGGTAGGTACGTCTGGGTTTTCTAAGTTCATACCTAACAACAAAATACTTTGCTCCAACCTTTCGCGGTCAGCTTTGCTTCTTATGTTTCCTTTTTGTTCGTACCACTCATTAACTAATTTGTGGTCCAATCCGAATGACCGGTAAATATCGCTTGTGTGGCCACCACGCCCGATACGGGACAGGACATCCCATGTATAGTTCTTAACTCTATCCGTACCCCAACGCCGTGACATTGACGATACTACAAACTCTGAATTACGCAACTTGAAATCTGCCCAAGCCATAGCTACTTCGTCTGGGTCACTATTAGGATCGTCACTCATGGCGTACAACTCGCCTACTTTCTCGTACATGGCTTGGGTTTCGATTGCGGATCTATCTCGCACTACCATTGCAGGACCGCCCAACCAACTCGCTAAATTCTTACCCACCTTATCGCGCCGACTTTCGCGCACAGCTTTTTCCCAAGCCTCAACAGCACCGTTCTCATAAAATTCAGAATTTTGTCCTTCGTCTAAATACTTTTGAGGGTCGCCAGCAATAAGAGCGGCATCAACTGCTACCTCATGCGAAATAAGTTTATCGCGTTCCATGTCCGCTAGTTTTTTATCTATGCGGCCTCTATCGTATATGGTGCCTACATATACAGGTAATCCTCCAGGACGTTGTTCGTACATTAAGTTTATTTGTGGCATTAGGCCTAAGAGGTTTGTAGCCCACAGCGCAGGATTTTTTGCTCCTTTGATAATATTGAATACTGCTGCAGCTGGCTCAAACCCTAGTCCACCAGGAAACTGATCTTCCGGTAATACCAAAGTTGAAAGACTACTAACTAACCGATTAGCACTTCCCAGATAACCTGTATACTGTAATGCTTGTTTGATGTTAGCTTCATCCCCTTGAAGGAAATGCGCTCCAGCTAGTATCTGGGGAATAAGGGCGTGGGAACCTAATCCGAACCCGTATAGTCCTTCATACGTAGATCCTATTTTGTTTTTAAGCCGTTCTGTATTACGGAATTGCCCGTCCAAAGTATCTTGAATAGGAATAAAATTCTTCAAAAGCGGAACCGCTACGTCACCACCAAACAGATTTTCTAGACCAAAAGGTAATCGTTGCACTGCTCGTTTCAAATGCTCTGGTAATGCGATGCCAGTTTCTTCTTCAATGTCACGGTTCCAGTTTTCTAACGTGTTATTGAAACGATAGACCGCGGCAGTTGCAAATGGATCACCGCCCATAACTTTGGCAAACCACTTAGCATAGGTTCGGGTATACCAGAACGGATAACCAAACGGCACCGATAACACCTTATCGAAGTTGTAACGGCGACTATAGTTGTGCAAATTGAAATCTCTAAATTCCCTGCCGAACCGATCTGCTAGTTGGCGCATAGCTGATAGATTGCTTTGTAGGTCTTGCTCTAGTCTTTTGATTGCTTGAGGGTTTATATTATCTAGAGTGCTTGCAGTCACGTCTGCAAGGGGGTCATCCCAAATATTTAGTATATGTCGTTGTATGTCATCAAGTATTTTCCATTCCGCAGTACCGTTCAATACATGGATGTCTGAAGCTGGATCACCCAGAGGAGGACCATCATCAAACATATCAAAAGGTTGCCAGTCATCAGCTTCGCTACTTACAGTGACTGGTTTTCGGACAGGCTTGGCACCTCTGGAAGGAGGATTGTTTTTAATAGCGATTCTTAATGGTTCGTCTGCTTGGCTAGTCGCAGTTGCACCAATGTTGACGTTGTAACGCGTTGCTGGAACTTTTGCTGTACCACCACCCCATTTTACTCTACCGGTACGTTCCCATTCGGTTTTTACAGCACCTGCAATTTTACGTTTAACTTGTTGTGCCATTGCAAAAATCTCAGCGTCAGTTAGATTAGGAAACACGTCATTTCCTAACCAGGCTAAAAATTGATCGTCTGCCCGACTTAGTGTTTCGCGATTTGCAATCGTGTACAGAGCTTTGTCAATAGCACCGTCAATATCATTAGCAAACACTAACTTAAAATAACCCCACGTACCCGATCCTCTATTTGGTTTAGAATCTCGTACTACTTTAGGTATTGAAATATCCATTTCTTTCCGGGTCCAGCTGTGCATAAAGTCATTGAACGAGCCACCCTTTGTGGCCGCCGGACCAGGTCTAGCTAAGTCTATTTGATTATCAAGATGACTTCTAAGTCGCTGGGCTTCACGCACAAAGTCATTTTGATCGGTACCATATGCCATCCTTAACCAATCATTGATGTCCGATGTTGTTCGCTTTACATTGTTTGGATGGGAAGCTAAATATAAAATTTCATCTGCAATATTGTCGAATGTTAACTCCACACCAGATGAGTGTGCATACACACCAGATTCCTCGCCGTATTTATTACGTAATTGTATAGCTGCATCATAAAGCTCATCGCCTTTGACTATGGGAGGGGATGGGGTTTTTGTAGCATTAATTGCCCTTGTGTGTTCATCGTGTAGTGTTCGTCCTACTTTGGATAATCTCTCCCGTGGTGATATATCTATAAACGCACGTTTACCTAGTGTTTCTCTAGTCTCTTGGAGTACAGCTTGTAGTTGTTCTAGTCCTTCAAACTGATGGTTATACCATTGACCTTCTTGACCTAAAAACTCTTGATTACCTCTGAAGTATTTATCCCATTCAAGTCTGCGTCTAGCTTTGTCCCACGTAGGATTATTTTCAAATAACAAATGTCGTGCTATAGCCGCAAATCGCAATTTTGGTTGCGCCGCTGCGCTTCTTTTTTTAGCGATTGCCATTAATTCTTGTTGCAGGCGAGCTTTCTGCGCCCCTTCGGGCAATGATGACACAAGACCCGTTGCTATAATATAGAAATCATGGAAGTCCTGATTGATGATACGCGAGTCACTAGTAATTAATCTATGCGCTCGAAGATAATCTTCTTCTGTTGCGTCAAATACCTTAAGAAAAGATTCGTAGTCCGGATCTTTGAGATCGGGTAAATGATTATCTATTGGTTGCAATGTTATATCATCTAACATTTGGTTGCGGTCACGAATTTTTTGTAATGCTTGTTGTTTGAGGTTGTCCATTTCGGCGACAAAAGCGTCTTTGTCGTTGATCCGAGGAAGTCCGGTAGTTTCATCTATGACCGAGTATTTATGTAAAAGCTCTACTAAATCTGCTTCTAAGTCACTACCCCAAAATTTCAACGCATCTTTGTATTCGTCCGGCAACATACCGCGTTGCATTTGTTTGCCTTTACGGAAATTCTCAGCCATTGCCGCTGTTATATCATCAGCAGTGGTGGCATTACGTATTCTGTCTTTTAGTCTGGCTGCTAATTCTGCCGGAATACCAGCTTCTCTAGCGGCGTTGTCGATCAACGCATCAACAACTATACCGCTACGCCAATAACGGTCTACTACCCATTGTGCAGCTTTTGCCCATGTTCTGGTAGCATTTGCTCCTTCGACCTTGTTAGTCATAGTAAGGCCGGATTGTAAAATCCATTTTTTGAACCAGTTAGGGTTTTTTGCAATGTCTACATCTATGTCACGCTGTACCACCCTTCTACCTTTATCTGCGCCAAACGTCCTACTCGCTGCCTCTGGTCTAAAAGTAGGGTCCCATTGCTTCAAAAACTTTTTACTACGTTTACCGGTTTGCCAAGCATGGTTCAATACTAAAGTAGTAAAATCAACAGAAGCATTACGGACAGCCAAGCCTGGTACCGGACCCATGTGAAAGAACTTGGCGTAATGTCCTTGTGCTTTCATCCAGTGGTCGTATACTTTTGGAAAAAAGCCTTCCGATTTTTTTGCTACACCAGCCACATCACTGGCAGCCTCAGCGAACATCTGCATCAAATCCTGCCCAGCTTGTTGCGCACCTTTTTGTAATTTCAAAGCATCATCAGCAGCAAGGCCTTTTATGTTTTTTGCCGAGCCATCTCTAGCTTCTTTGAGTAGTGTAATTATGCGTGCGCGTGAATCAACATCGCCTATTAATTTTGTTACTAATGCTCTTGTCATATGCCCAGACGCGCTATTTAGTTGGTCAACTTCATTACCACCTAAGTTCCAAACCTTGCGTACTGTTTCGTCCACTTGGGTACTACGGAACCCCATGTCGTCTAAGGCTTTACTAGCTGCTTGTGCCACCTCTGGTGACTCATCTCCTAACTTGACCAAGTTGTCCAAAAATCTCATTTGGTCAACTACTGAGTCTCCAGCTTGTCTCATCCAGTTGAATAAAGTTGAACTTGCTTGACCAGCTACTTCGCCTGCTCTGGCTTCATCGGTTAATCTGATTAAACTTAATACTTTATGTGCAGCTTTGGTAAGTGTGTTGCGGTTTTGTCTTGCAACTCGTCCCGTAGGAAAACCTGAAAAGCCCGTTGGTGTTTTGGGTAAGTGTAAGTCGGCTAAAAATTGCCGCAGATCACCGGCTAAGTTAGTTTCATTAAGAAACGCCTCACTACCTTTCTCCAATTGTTTGGCAACGTCACTGTGTTTTGCTAAATCACCAGAGGCATCTTTAACTGGCTTGAATAAGTGATTGCCTAGACGTGTGGCCCACCGTTTATTTCTACGCGCTATATTGAGATAAGTACCCCAATACGCTGGGTCTAAAAACACGGTTGAATACGCTTTGCCAAACCCTCTTGAAATTTTACCGAGTGTGGCTAATCTACCAACTTGTGCGGCTTTGTTAGCTACACCAGCTGGACCACCAGCCATCAATGCTGGGATCAATGTAGTAGCTATTTGCCATCCAACCGGTAGTTCTCTAAATTCTTCTTTGCCAGCTAATCTACCTTGTATCCACCAGTCAGACAGTTTTGCACCTAAATTCTTACTATCTTCAGCATAAGTTTGCTTCGGCCTTTCACCTAATAAGCGTTCGTTCCAATTGTTCCAGTTCCTATATTGTCCTCGAACCTTTTCGGCATCTTCTTCAGATAACTTGTTTGCCAATATAGCCGCTTCTAGTGCTTCCAGATCACCTGGTACCAGTCTATCTAATACGTATTTGAGTTGTCCGATGGGACGTTCCATCGTTTCTTCAATAAAAGGTATAAACCCACCGGTCATTAGTGATTCCATCAATGCGCCGTGTTTAGGGTCGTCTTCAGTAGCATCACCTACGCCAGTAAAATATTTAGTTTGAGTTGAAAAGAATCTACCAAGCGCGTTTTTGTCGCCATACTTTTCTTCTTCTTCCTGTACTTCGTGTTTGGCACGCTTCATAGCATTTTCTAAACGATTAGGGGCATCACTACCGACCACAAAATCGTATAGCCAATTATCAGCACCCAAGCCTAAACTACGAAAAGACTCTAACTGCTTTACGCCGGCACGGCGTAAGTTCCAAAAACCTAAATCATCCAGTTTTTCAGCGTCTGTACCGTGTTCTTGTATGTGGTCACTGATGGCAGCTTGTCTTTGAATAGCATCGCCTATGTTACGCCAAATGTTGAAGTCCTCACCAGCGGCTATTTGTCCAGCTCTGGTGTAAGTATCTTCCGCAATATAACCATCGCCCCTAGGGTCGCGTTGAATATTTTGTAGGTCATACGTAATTGGTTGTACCGGATACGGGATCATACTTGGTGCTTGTGGGATAGTTTCTCGATACTTGTCGAGGGCTTCCTCGCTCACGCCTAACCACGGAGCTTGCTCACGGGTGTAAGCAGGTAAAGCACCCTGTTGCATAATAACTCTATCGCCAAACTGCACTGGCCTTACAGCTTTGATGTCTTCGCGAGGATCTCTACGGATTACTGGACCAGGTACGTCACTAACACCCCGACCAGTATCGGCAAACTTTTGTGTCCACGGATCTCTTACAGCGTAACGAGGGCCTGGTGGTCTGATAGGAGGAGTTGGCGGCCTTACAGGCGGTAAAGTCGGTTCCTCCTCATCATCACCAGTGAGAAAGTCTAACCATCCCATAAACTAATTTAGGCTGCTGCGAGTGGATATTTAGTTGGGGTAGAGTAACCCATCTTACCCATCAACCACTGTATCCATGCACGTAATGTCGGATCAGTTATTTTTGCGTAATCTGCGGCTGAAAATGCTATGTTACCTGATTCTCCTTCAGGACGTTGCCAGCTAGTTTCACCGGCTGACGATAGTACGCCCTGTGCATCAAAGCCCATGTCATCTCGTAACCATTGGGTTAGTCGGGTTCTAGCTGGTATGGAGAGAGCTTCTAATCCTAATGTGTTTATATCTAAACTAGCATCATCTAAGATCGGGTCGCCGCTAAAGCTAGGCTCGCCAGCCGGTACAGCAGGTATGTCTGGATAACCTACAGGTGCCGCAGGTATGCCTGATGCAAATGTACCGCCACCTTGAGGGGCGTTCCATCCACCAAATGGATCGTATGCAGGTCCACTATAACCCTGTCCACCATATCCACCGGTAGCCGGGGCACCAGAAAAGCTGTAACCCATCTGACGTGCTAGTTCCATTTGGCGTGCATACAAAGCGTTCGTTGCATTTTCGATTCGCATATCGTTTTGCATTTGTAATTCCGAATTACTTGGGTAATATTGTCCTCCACGCCACTGTCCTGGAGATTGCCGTTGCCACTCTGCTATGTTTGAATATACATTAGTACCTGCATCTGGCACTATACCGCCCATTACCATATTTCTTATACCTGGTACATAAGGGTCTGTACCAAATCGGCGTGCCCATTCCATGCCACCCATAGGTGTCAGCGTATGTTGTTGTGCTTGTAAAACCGCTGGGTCTACCGATGGGTTCCATTCATAAATGGCACCGCCTGGAGTGAATTGAATATATCCTGGCATAGGTGATGTCCATAAACGCGGATCAGCACTAGGATCGACTGGTCCGGTTGGTCCGGTTGGTCCGGTTGGTCCGGATGGTGGGTTGTAATTAGGTGAGGTTCTTGGGTCTGCTCCTGAACCTACGTAGACATTACCTAGAGGACTGCCAGCCCACTCTTGACCTATTACCTTGTTTGGGTCCTCTGACCATCGACCTAAGTATAAGTCTACACCTGACCTTCTAGGATCTCCGTAATTTTCTGTCCATCCTGATGGTGGTGCACCTCCGATAAAATCCTGTCCCTGTCCACCGCCTTGACCGCCGCCAATATAAGTTTGCGTTGGAGCATGATACTGTTGCATTGGATTAGGCACATTGCGTGTTACATAATTGGCATCAACCGGTGTTGCCGCTTCGGGCCACCCCAGCTGCGCTCGTCTTGCAGGGTCCGCTAACCCATGCCAACTAAAAGCACTATCAGGTGATATACTGCCTATTGCTTGTGGTATTACGAAACCAGGTTCAGCAGGTGTGATCCAACCTAGTCCTGCTGCAGGGTCAGCCCACGGTAGTCCTGGTGGTTGGTCATCTTCATCTATACCCATACTGTCCAAAAGTTGTTTCGCGTTAACCCCCTTTGCAGTTTCGCGTTCTATGAACTGTATTTGCCAATCTTTGAGTGGTGCCATAGTGTTACTCCTAGCTAGGTGGTCTGCCGTAAGCAGCCCGTCTGTTTTGTCGTTGTTGTAAATCAGGTAAGTCAGGTACTACATCGTCAGGAGCCATACTCATTTGAGTAGGCATGGCTTCTGGCGGTACGCCTGGTGCCGCGCCATTCTGTGGTATTAGTTCTGGCGGTGGCTGGTTCTCTGCCTGTTGCATCATTTGTGGCAGTTGTCCACCCTGACCCATCAGTTCTGCCAGCTTCTGTTTTATCATTATATCTACCAATTGTACGATCTGATCTTGCGACATATTAGGTAGCTTATCAGGGTTTTGTCGCTTCTCTGCTAATTTTACCACCTCTTTGTTCTCTTGCATCCATTCTTGTTCAGATGCGGCGATAGAGGTCTTGTTTATTTCCTGTGATTGTGCTGGTAATAACTGCTCTCTAATCCTCTGGCGTATCAGGTCGGGATGTTCAAACTCCAGCATCTCTAAGATACTCTGGTCATCTACCAATGGTTTGCCATCTACACCTGGAGTACGATAGGCTTGTGCTAGTTGCGACTTGACCATCCGGTCTTGCGGTAACTCTGGGGTTATACTTACTGATACGTGGTTACGTCCATCCACATCGTCAGGCTTTATATCAATAAGCATAGATTTACGTGAACTAGAGCCGTAAACACTGGCCGCATCTCCTGCCGGTACCTGTAAGTTTACGCCGTCCATCATACCGAATTTCTCGATAAGTTGTAATTTGTGGGAAAAATCCCAGCCTAAAGCTAATTCAAGGTTGGTCTTCTTATCATGTATCTTATCTAAAACCTGTGATAATACTTGGGATACAGCAAAGCCTGATTGTAAACTACTAGGTTCGGCACCCCATGCGATCTCAGGGATACCCCCTAATTGCTCATCCGCTTTGAGCCAACCCATCAATTGTCCTAAAACTTGAGCATTAGGCGTAGGCGATATGACTGTAACTTTGGCATCGGGTGGTATATGACTTTCCACCCCTGGCATTCCAGAGTCTAATATAACTGCTTGACCTGTAGCCGATTGCACCAAAACTTTGGGCCAATAGAACAAATCTACACCAGTGGCTAATTTACTAGCGGCAGCGTATTGTTGCTTAAGGCTGTCCATAATAGGACCAAGCACAGAATTGTAAGCCCAGCGCATATCCGCTAAAGGTGTGTCCATACAGTGTGCTTCTGAGATAGGCACAAAGCCGTAATCATGCCTATTTACCCATACTAGTTGTTCATCTACTAATAGGGCGTGCCACTCTTTATCCCAATATTCAACTACGGGTACCTTCTCATTCTCATCGTCAGGTAGTTCCGGCATCTTACGTTTCTTACTACCTTTCAACCCGTCTAATTCTGACCTTATATCCCAAACGTAACGCTTATATTCTTTGGTGTACCAACCAATACCACTTTCCCCTCTAACGGTATAGACCATATTAGGATCGGTCACAATAGTTCTGATCGGACAGTATTCGCTGTCAATCATGTTCACATCGAATCTAGTCTCGATCACACCCCTACCACGTAGCAGGTACCAATATACAAAATCCCTCCACGGGTTCTTTTTGGTTTCCATCATGTACTGGCGTTGATAACCAAGTAGCCAATTCTCTAGTTTAGAGCAGGCTTTCATTTCTTGTTCGCCGGTACTACGGGGAATTACTGTTACTTTAGTGGTTGCCCTTACATTCAATAAGGTAAGGAATTTCTCCAATATTGCTCTAGCACGGGCTGGACGTAGCTGGGTGGCTCGTCCACCGGCGGTAGACATATCTGAGGCATCACGAGGTACGTTCCATTTAGCCGTAAATAACTCCTCTACTTCTTCTGAGAAGTCAATAGCTTCGTGATATAGGTCACGGGCAAAAGCATGTTGATCTAATACCCATTTTGCGTCTTCTGGCTTTTCTTTTCTAGCTGGCATACTAATCCTTCGAGGGAGAGTAAGGGGTAGTAGCTTTTTGTTGGTTTGATTCAAGCTGTTGTAAATATTGAGCGTGTGCTAAATGTGGGTTCCCCGTATATTCCGGAATAATACCGTCTGCATACTGATCGTGCCATCCCCATGCTCCGGCAAATTGCCTCTGTGGGTCGACCCAACCCATAACTGGTTGCGGCTCTGATGTTGGGTTTACATATGGTATATTTCTAACAACCGGGTCATATTCATTAGTAATGAAGGGTGAATAAAATCTTTGTAAATTAGGCGGTATGGCATCTAACCCAAGTCTTCCAGCTAGTGGCATTGATTCAGCAAAAAATTCTTGATCACCACCCCAACTTTGGTTCCCTAGTCTTCGCTTTCCTGTACCGTAGCCAGGAAAATTCGCCATTAACGTATTGAATGGAGTATCAGCCTCAATTCCGGGTGACATTATTGTGGGGGGGCTAGGTGAAAAACCAGCTGCTATTGCTCGTTTTCTATTCGCGTGTTCTTCTACAGCTGCAAAGTGGTCGGCAAAAGCCTTCGTTCTTATTCGGCCAAGCGCGTCCCCGTATGGCGTGTCTACGGTTGGGTCTATTGCGTGACCATACTCATGTCCCATAACTTGTTCAGGATATCTTCCTGATTGAATACCATATCGTTCGTCCCCTGTGCCAGTGGGTCCATAAAGAGTTTGCAGATAATTTTGCCACTTTTCTGCTGCGACTGGGTCTTCAGGGAGTGTTTGACCTAGTTGTTCCAATATAAATGCTTGGTCATCACGTGAGAGTGGATAGGTTATTCCTCCCATTTGTATTTGTGCTGGGTGATAACGTAGAGCTGGGTCAAAGCCTGGCGAGGAAAAATCTTCGTAAGAATAACCTGGAAAGGCCTGTTGCCAATTGTAGTTAATAAGGGGATTATATTCGTTACTTATGTTCTTGAATTGACTAGCTGGTGGAAGTGGGCTTCTGCCTGTATACACCGCAGCTGCCCGTCCTGCCAGCTCGTCCCAATAATTTGGCCAATACTTGTCGCCTACATCGTATATACCCAAATGCCTATTTTCATCCATATTCATCATTATTTCATATGCACGAGCTGTATAGTATGGCTTTTCTATTGTAGCTCGTTGCGCAGTCGTTACAGGGTCCATTTGCATAGCTATAGGCACCTCCTCCAGGTACCCTGGTTGTCCTGGTAATCCAGGAATACCTGATGGTCCTTGTGGTTGTGCTGCCTTGACTGGTGCAACGTATGCAGGACCAGCCATACCAGCGGTAGCTGGATCAGTGCCAGTTACTTGAAAGCCTGGGTCTGCTAAAGGGCTACCTCCCAAAGAAGCAACAGTTACTGGAGGTGGATTATCTCTTAAATATGCTGCTTCCTGCTCATTTTGCAAATCCATCAGATACTGCTCGTGACTTCTTTCGTTAGAAGGTGGCGCAACAAATTGTTGTTGTGGTGGGTTAAAAAACTTCTGGTCTACGGCTGGTGGAACGAATGCTGCAGGTGGTTGTCCGTAATTTTCGTGAGGTTGTCCTCCAAGATTGCCACCACCATTCTTTTGTATCGTTGTTTCTAGAACGTTTTGTCCCCAATTTGTAGTTGGGTCAAAACCGCCTAAGCCGTAATATTCGTCAAATGGTGCCATTTATCCTCCTGTGAATGCGGCTACAACACTAGCTAGATCCTGATAATATTGTCCGGCTATTGTACTGGGGTCACGCTCAGTCCAGCTGTCTAATAGTCCCTGTAATGCGCCTACCATATCTCCACCTGCTGGTGGTGCAGGACCTTGTTCAGCCAACATTTGTTGCATCAACCACTCTGGAGGAGGGCCACCTTGTGGCCCAGGAGGCATTGGCCCACCAGGCATTGGTCCACCAGGCATACCACCACCGTTAGGTGGCATAGGCATTGGGGGTCCACCCATAGGCATCATTGCCATAATATCTCCTATAGTCCGTATGCTATTTCGATTTGTCTACCAACTGTTTGACCAGTCGGTTTTTGAGCATCATATGCACTATTGCTCTTTTGAGCAAGTAAGTGATCAGAGGCTCTCCAAGCCCAGTATACAGCATCCAGCGTATCATCGTGGGCTGCTTTATCCCCAAAACGGAGCCATTCGTCCCGAAATGTCTTCAAAAACGTGGTTTGAGCGTCACTTACCTTAACTCTACCGAACTGAAAGTCAGGTAACATCTGATTGATACGCTCGGCTTTGCCCTTGATCGCCTTCCTACCAATGAGTGGTAAGCGCAATCCATTCTCTCTCATACGGCGCATCAGTGCTTGATAGAACACCTCACCCCCGGCATTAGTTTCTAAATATATCCGCTGGGGATTATCGTAAGAGGCCATACTAAACAGGACGTTCTCAGCCTCAGATTGATTGACCCGACCTACAAAACCATCCTCTACTACCAGCACGGGACGGGTATCTACTATCTTAGCAATCGCAAAGTTATCCCCTTTCCTATAACGGGTGCCAACCATTGACTGCTGGGTAATAGCGAAATCCACCCCATAGAAGCGGTTGAACTCTAGTTTGATCCATATCTGGGGGAAATCAGTCAGATACTCAGCTTTGAGTACATTACCTTTAGTAGCGTCAGCATTAGCTAAATACACTAGCTGGAAGTCTACCTCACCTACCTCAGCCCGTCTGCGTTCCAAACGTTCCAAAGGCCATTGTTCCGGCCAATAGCTTTCATCGTTCTCAATCGCCGGATGGACAAAGACTTGGTACATCTTCTCGCCTTCATACTCGACTGAATCTAAATAACCAACAATATCCTTACTACTCCAACGGGTCTGCACAATTACCGCATGGGCATCTTCCATACAACGGGGTAAGAAAGTGTCCTTTACAAAGTCCACGGTCTGCGCACAGACTGTTTCAGAGCTTTTACTCTCCCTATCATGCAGATCATCGCCAATAGCAATACCAGTCACACGGCGACCATTCACACTACTACTGCCGACACCACCGGATGCGAGGGTCGGATCCTTCTTGGTAGCGGTAAGAAGTGACCAATTGTCTATCGAACTGTCTTTTACCTCGTAGCCGTCACGGCTCCAGCCTAGCTCTTTAGCAGGAGTTACGGTAGGAAATACCAATTTGAACTTTTCGTTGAACTCTATAACGTCTGCGACCCTTCTAGCTATATTGTTGGAGAGGTTCTCTCCGGCACTACAGATAAGATTGGTGGTCCAGGGCTTTTTCCCGATCCACCAGCTTAGTAATATAACGGAAATAATAGTGGTCTTAGCACTTTCGGGGGGTGCTACGATAACTACCCGTCTATTATCTAATACCTCTGTTATCCATTTTTTGTGGACTGCGGACGGAATAACGTCAAATACTAGCTGGGCGTAGTGGCACACGCTCTCCACGTTATCGCCTCTAGCCGATGCCGCTAACAGTTGTTCTAGTTGCTCCTGGGGTTGGAGAGATTCTAAATAATTTATACCAGGAGTTTTATCGCCAGTTAAAACGTTTTTGTCAAGTTTAGACACCACAATAGCCCTCGTCACACATATCTAAAAAGGATGATTGCCCTTGTTCTTCAGGTGTACGTAGGTCTACATCGGCAAGCGGTATAGCTTGCTTATGTAAGAACAGATCGGATTTAGCAGCTTTAGCAATGTTGAGCGTGTTGTTGCGCAGGTCGTTATCCACCTGGATTGCGTGTGCAAATTCGTTTGGGCGTTCATCACGTAAAAACCGCCAATAATTGTTGTTGTGGTATGGACAGATAATACAACTACTTTTTAGGGGTACTTGTAAATTGCGTTTAGTAAGCCATTGAACACAGTCGTGTCGGGACATACGTTGGTCGATCAGTGGCCATTTACTGGTTATTTTACTGTTGCGGTTAGGTTTCATGCGCGATACCTCATCCAAACTCAAGCCTAACCAGGCTTCAATAACAGTAGTCTTGTTTATTAAAACCGATTTATTTTTAGATAGACGTGCCCAGCCTTTTTCCACTAGCAGTTGTTTCATGTATTTTTCTATTGGTTCGACCTTATACTCTCTGGTACACTGGCGGCGCATAATGCCTGTATGGGTATTTAGGCGCGTATACAGAGGAATTGAAGCAAAACGTTCACCGGCGTACATATCTCCAATTAGATCGCCCTTTTGTACGGTAACTAAAGGTACGTTTTTTGTAGCTAAACGGTCTTTGAGGTAGTCACGATAGTCATATACATACTGCGGTTCATCACCAGTATCAGCGAATATAGCTACATCAATAGGCGGTAATACACCTTCAGCTATCATTTCTGCTAAGGTACCACTCTGAACACCGCACCCTAACGATAGGTAGGTGAACTTATTCTTTTTTGTCATTTATCTGGGCAAGTAGTATCTGAGCATCACGAGCATCAATCTGGATAACGGTAGCCGGACCACTGCTTTCAGGCTGTTGGTTAGCCCGTGGTAACAGGTCTGCCGCCTGTCCTACTAGGCGTGCGGCCTGCGTACTACCCCGTTTCTCAGGATCGGCAGCCAGTTCAGCCTGGTTCTTGACTATCTCTTTCCAGGCTTGCTCAACACTCTCGCCAGTACCCCGTTTGTCCAGAGCATCCTTCAAACCCTCGGCAGCAGCCTCCCTAGCACGCTCCCAACGGGTGTTAGCGGCTTGGACAGCGGTGCCTTCAGGACCAGCTGTAAACTGGTGTTTTTTGTCTATGCCACCCCGTTTTAGGTTAGCTAAACTGTTCTTGTGTACGGCCACGCCCTCAGTATACCACGTAAGCAGAAAATATAGATCGAGGTTAGGAAAATGGTGAAAATTTTGTTACGCCCTATGGTGAAGGTGTAGATGACGAGGATCGGAGGTGGTGGGGGGTCGCTGGGTATCGGGGTATTATATTGATGGTAGCGTTACAACTCAGACTTACCTCCACGCCGCCACACACACACAACGACAACGACAACGACAACGACAACCACCAATTGAATTATTATATTA